CTTCCCAGTTTCGGTACAAACCGACCACTTCACGGTCGATTTCATCCACCATCAGGATGTAAGGCGCCATCTCACCCTTGGCATAGCTGTCATCATCAAGCTCAAGGTAGGTGTAAATGTGAAAAACACGACGCATACCGTCAATGTTTTCCTCTGCTTTACGTCCTTCGATCTTGTTGTTGGCTTTTTCTGGCCTGGTTGGCTCTGGCTCCAGGCTTACACGGGTCAAACTGATGTCACGATAAAGGCCTGAGTCAATTCGTTGGTTGAATTCAAACTCAGTGATGTCGTGAATCTCTGCAGCGCGTTGCGCAGTGTAAAAATTGGTGGCTGCAAATGGGATTAGGACCTTGTCAATCGGCAAAAACTCAGCCACTGGGCGCAGTTTTTTGTCATCCCAGTACAGTTTGAGGTACTGAGAGCCGCCAAGTGGCAGTTGTGTGAGCAATTGCTCCTGCTCATCGCGGAATTCTTCGATCTGCTCGGTCAACTGCCAGTTCATCCAATCGCGTTTGCGCTCTGCACGCTTGGTTTTTTCCTCGTCAGCCTCACCCAAGATCTTGGTTTTGACTGGGCCATCAGGTGGGAATAGTTCCTTGATGGTCCTCGAAGCAAAATCAACGCAAGCTTCTGCAATAACAGGGTGAACTACTTTGCTGGCACCAAAGAACGTAGCGCCACCAGGGGCGTCTTTGCCCATACCAGTGCGCTTGATGCCTTCTTCATACTGCTTATCACGGTCCTCGCGTGCTGTTTTGTCCTTATCCAGCAGGTTTAAGTAGCGCGATGCCATAGCATCCAGCGTAATGGGATCTATAACTTCTGCTAAGTTCTCGTAAAAATCGGGATCTTCCAGTGGACCCTTGGTGCTTGGCATGTGAACCACTGCCGAGCCATCGGGAAGCTCCTCGATTTCAGCGTCTTCATCAGGCAACTCGGCTGACAGATCAGCGACGGGCATCTCGTCATCGGCCATACCGCTAATGAAGCGGCCATAGTCCTGCTCAATAGGCATCTCAGGCATATTCGTATCCTCGTTTAACGCTATCAAGCGCTGACTTCTTCACGGCGCCACCCTTCTTTTTCTCGGTGCGCACATCGGGCAACGGCACTTTTTTGCTGTAGTAAGGCATCAAGACACCTTCGCCCGTCTCAATCATGTCGAGCAAGTAATTGCGCACATTGCGTGGCGTAGGTGTAATGCCCATACCATTGAGCGTGTAGGCAGCTTGGCGCTCAAGCAGATCCAGTGCGTCACCGCGGGGCGATACTAACCCGGTCAATTCACCACCACCAAACCAACGGCCAGCCTGTGCCGTACCGCCAGGCAGGCCCAGGCTTTTAGCAATGTCCAGCATTTGCTGTTCTGCAGCGCCATATTCAGTTGAGCCAAATCCACCCTGCTTACTGAAATAGGGGTGAAAGCGACTTGCTTGCGTTTCGCCCGACGCCTCATGCACATCAAGCACCACTGACTTGCCAAAGTCTCCAGCTTTTTGTGTGCCGTAAGTTGGGATTTTGTAATTAACTGGTATGTCTGCTTTTGACATCTCGCGCAGGTCAAGATTGCCTTCAAGGACATTTCTCACGCCCTCACGATGCACGGGCATCAATGGCAGACCAGTGCCGTACTTTTGCTTGAATGCTTCCATCTCCCGCTTGACGGTTTCCTCATCAAGGGGCAGGCCTCGAGCATTCATGTCGCGTAGGAATTGACCAACTGCCATTTCATTTAGGATGGAGTTACGCGCCGACGCCGGGGCAGTGCTGTAGATAAACTGATTAAACTTTTCCTCGGGTATGCCACGCTCAAGTGCCGCCATCTTCATGGGATAAAGCGAAGCGTAAAAAGTTTCACCACCCAGGGGCAACCCGCGCTTGATCTGCGCCTCAATAAGCGCCCGATTACGCGGGTCCTGGTAAATCTCTTCGATGTAACCAATGTTGGCCCTTGGGGGCGAGTAGCGCGGGAATGCCGTTTGTTCAATACCAGGAAAGCCTTCCATGGCATCTTTGATGAGCGATCGATCAAATGCTTGTAGCTCAGCACGCGGTGGCTGCCAAGGCTCGGTAGGTTGAGCGAGGAACTCTTCGGCCTTTTGGGCGCGTCGTTCAACAACCTCGGGCATATTTTGCAAGCGATCGCCTATTGATGCGGAGGCGGGTGCATCAATCAATTTGCCGAATTTCTTTTCAATGGCTGGTTTTTGCTGCTTCGTCCAAGTGAGGTTTTTCTCGGCGATTGCAGCGGCACGCTTTTGCACATCTTCCGGCGCCATCTTGGGATCTTCTTTGGCGATGGCTTTGGCTACCTTGTTGGCTTCGCTTCTTAGCTCACGCGCTGTAAAGGCTGCTGCTTTAGATGCTTTGGCAATCTTCTCAAGCTTACCGCCGCCAGCCATGCGCACAGCACCGCCCATGGCTAACTCAAGCGCCATGGTGTCAAGGTTGTCAGATATGTGAACTCGCCTCATGGGACCACCCTGCTTATAAGGGGTTACTGGCACTTTGCCAAACATCACGGCGCTTGGCTTCGTTGACTGTGGATTGATGTAACCGGCATATCCATAGTCGCGGATTAATCGTTCAAGTGCATTGGTTGCTTCAGTGGGCTGCGCCAATCCTTTGTTAGAGCTTGCCGTCATCGGGATGCGCGTTGTCTCTCTGGCCAACATGTTGAGCATGAGAGGATCAGCCGCCAGGTCATAAAGATTTTCACCCATGGCACGATAACGATGTGGTCCTAAGCCAGGCTCGGGTGTTACGCTTTCATCGGTGTAAAAGTAAGTCCTGGGTCTGACCGAGCCAGTGCCAGCCAGTCGTGCGGCCTCTTCACCCTTGATGCCCGTGCCATAGAACGCCGGATCTGTTTCAGTCAAGCCTGCCTGCTTACTAAAGTGCATCATCGGCATGTTGACAAAGGTGCCCTCCTCGGGCTTGATCAGTCCTCGCAAGTAATCAGGCATCTCGCCTTCGTACTTTGTGCTTAAAAACTCGGGTGGCAAAAGCACTGGCTTTTGTGGGGCAAACTGAAAGCCATTCCATGCTTCTTTCAACTGTGAATCAATCTCTTTGACTAATTCAGTTTTGCCGCGACGATTGGCCTCGTAGCGTTGCATGTTCAGTTCGTTGATGGTGCGCTTGAGTGCAGCATTCAGTGGGGTGTAGTTGACCGTGCTGTTTTGGCCTCGTGTCTCAGTACTCATGGCCAAGCGTGCAAGGGGCGAGTACATCTGACTGTGGGCTGCCCAAGCAGTCTCCTCGCCCTTGGGGCCAAACTCGTTGCCATGCACCGCATGACCAAAGAAGTCATGCACAGCACGGAACTTTTCATTCTCATTCAATCCTGTTTCAGGATCGACAGCTTTTAAGTAGGGATGCTCATCGCCACCCTGGAAGACATACAGGTGCTTGTTGCCATACACATCCTGCAGCATTTGCTTGCTGTTGCGATAGTTGCCTTCACCTGCTCGATGATACGAAAGACTTATGGGCAGACGCTTAAATTGCTCGTCGGTCTCTTTGGCTAATTGCTTGTAAGACGCAGCCAGTAATTCATCGTAGTTCTTGGCGCCCGATTCTTTAACAACGTCAGGCATTTGCCTGGCGTATTCATTGAAGATGGTTTGTTTGTACGTCGGGTCTTCAGTGGTCGCAAGCATGAAAGCGCGGCCAATGGGCGCTTGCTTGAAGATGGAGCTTTCAGAAATCTCTGGTAGTTCGTAAGGCCTGCCGAAGGCCTCTTGCACATAAGTGTCTGCTGACTGACGAACAAAGTTCGCCGGGTCAGCCATTACTTGCTGTATTGCTTCATTCGTAATTGGTTGCGGAACATCGCTTCCAGTTCCTCCTGCGGGACGCTGTCCGGCTTGAGTCCCATCGCTTTCGAGCGTGCCTCGACGCTGGCCTGCAGGCGCTTGAGAGACGCTAGGACGGACGCGGTAGAACGGTCCTTCTGTGGCTGTTTCATATGTCACTCCTTGGACAGGAATTGTCGCAGCCTTTGGTGCTGAGACTTCAGGAATATTTGCTTTTGTTGCTGTTTTTGCCACATCTTTGATTGCGCCCAGTGCGCCAGGCATGGCTGCTGGAGTCCACATTTGGGGCAAGATAGGTGGCAGCTTAGACTCGCGTATAAAGCGCTCTAAGCCCTCGGCGGCGCTCTCAAGGTACTCAGGGCCAAGCTCAGTCTGCATGGGCCTCATATCGCCTGTAATGAACTCCTGAGAGGCTTCTAAGGCTCGTTGCAATGGGCTTGTGTCTGAAGGGTCGCCACTCTTGATTGCTTCTTTGATGAAGGTACCAGCAGTGACGGCAGGTGATACCAAAGTGCGGCCAACAATTGGCAGGCCCGTAAGCGCTGCATCAATACCGCCAGCAAGAGGCTTGGACACTGACTCGATGTCTTGCAGAATGTTGCCTTGGCCATAGCCCGGCAATGAGGACACACCGCGCTTTGGCGTTTTGCCCATGAAGCGATTGAAGGGGCTTCCACCGTCTTGCATGTGGACTGCGCCGCCAGCCTTAGCGCCATACAAGGTTTCAAGCAGCTTCTTGGGATTGGGCATCATCGGCCTCCGTTTGCGCGGGATGATAACCCTTTGCGCTTAGCTTGCATACGGATTGGTCCTTACAACCCCGGCATCAACATAATCATCAGGGTCATAATCATCTGGAGGCAACGGATCAATATTTAACCAACTTGCATCTCTTAAATATCTTAAGGCTTGACTAAACGCATCACAGTTATGGACCAAAATTCCATTGGCAAAATAACAGTGCTCTCCTTCAACCGTTAAATCAAATACATGACGCGTGATATGGGTGCTGCGTACGGCTTTTACCGAGGCGAAACTTTGACTCTGCTGTTTGACAGCCTGCGCTGCAAAACCGTTTGCGTTCAGTTTTGGCTTGTACTTCAATGCCGCACCAGGCGCATAGTTTCGTGAGTGATAAAAACTTGCGAGGCTTGCCCCAAGTTTTTGCCAGAGACTGTTTCGCATGTTCCCTGTGCCAGGCCTTGCCCTTTTCAGATCGATGCCATTCCGCAGCTTTGTCACGGATTGAATTAAGGTGCCGAATCTGCTTCTCAGACCTTCCGTGCTCAGCAATACGCGCCCTGTGCTCATCCCAATGGGCATCTTTTGTGCAACATTCCAAGTTGCTGATGTCGTTGTTGGCCGTGTTTCCATCAATATGGTGGATGTGCATTCCTTCAGGAATTGGCCCTTTATAGAATTCCCAAACATCTCGGTGAAGCCTGTGCCCAGCACGAGCAAAATATCTGCGATGCGCAGGATTGTTGCTCTCAGGGTATCGGTTATATCTACGCCCGTTGAACAAAACTGTTTCCACCTTGATGCCAAGCTTGCTTTTGAATCCCATGCGCCCTCCTCATTGATGACGCATATATTATGGACTGCTTGATTCAAGCTATCAACCCTGACCCAACCTTTCTGAGTGTAAACCTCATGATTAGCCGTTGCTAACAAAGTGCGCCCATCAGAATCAAGTTGCCAAACCTCCTTGAAACCATTGTCATGCACTGCCATGACTCGCCTGGAACCCACTGGGGTTTGAACCATATCGCCAACTTTGACATCGCAGATACGCCTGCATGAACCATCAGCCATAGCAACTAAGGACTCAGATTCCACGCAGAAGTCATCGTGGTCTGTGTTCGGAAAGCTACAGATCTGCGTGACCATGGCCTCAGCCCAGTCGCGTACATAGCCAGCCCTGTTGCTCGACTCAGGCACGTACACCCTTCCAGCCTTCACGATGTTGGCCACGATGCTCAAGCGCTGGATCTTGTCAGCCCTGCCAGGGTTATAGGCGCGGACCGGAACGTGAGCGCGTTGCAGGTCCTGGATCAGCACGATGCCAGCGGCCTTGTCTTCAACCAACACCAGGTCCACCTTCTTGGCGGTCTTGCCCTCACCGAAGATGATCTCGAACTCGTCAATGACCTTGGGCTTGAGGTCAGGATACTGCAGCCTGTCTTGCCAGGCGTCGATGATCAGGACGCACATGCCACCATCAGTGGGCTTGAAGACACCGAAAGTGATCGATGCAGTGGGATCGTTGACGGTCTTCTCAGTGAAGGCGCAATCGTAGGACTGGATTACGTACTCAAGCTTGGGCAGTTCTTTGCCAGCAGGCCAAAGCTTGAACCAGTCGCGCTGAACAATACCGCCCTCCTCGGGGTCGATGATCTCAGCGTAGATCTCTTGGCGGCCAAGCTTGGTACCCTCGTACTGCAGGATCTGCCTACGGAAGTTCTCAGACAGGTTATCCAGGTTTGAGTACGTGGTAGCTGTTGTGAGCACCACATCATCACCCTCACGGCCAATCAGATCGATGATCAGGTCCTTAGGCTTGGGTGTCGTCGTGCAGATCAGCCTCGTCTTCATGTCGGTAAGCTTTAAGCGCATACCAAACTGGATCTGATCCCAGGCGTCAGTGATGTACTCCCAGGCTGCCAACTCATCGAGCCAGCCGCCGTGGAACTGTGGACCGCGAAAGCGCTCAGGCTCCGAGGCTGGGATGCCTTTGATCAGTGAGCCATTGGTCAGCTTGATCTCATGCAAGGCCTTGTTGTAATCAGCGATCAGGGCTGCAGGAATCACGCTCAGAAGGCCTGAATCACCCTCGAAGCATGTACTCCTCACATCACTGCTTGTTGGGGCCGCCACGAGCCATCTGGTGGCTTTGTAGGACCATGCCCACCATCCAATCTGCTCGGCTGCTGTCCTGGTCTTGCCAGCACCGCGGCCTGCAAGCAGAAGCCATATGGACCACCAGTCACCATGGGGCAGGATCTGGTGCTTGAGTGCTCGTGTGAGCCACATCATGCGCCAGGCCCAAGCAGCAGCAGCCTGTGGCTCTAGCCTGGTGTACTGCTCGCGGATCGCTGGATCTTTGAGCAGGGCTTCAAGGTCACTTGTCCCCAAGCTGCCTCTTGGTCTCTAAGTTCTTGAGCATGGCGTCAAAGATGCTGACGTCAGCCTGCACAGCCACAGGATTGTCAGCGTCACCAGCATGAGTGATCCTGTCGCCATACTTGCGTGGCTTGAGTTTGGCAGCAATCCACTTGCGTGCGTCCACTCGATTGCGCTGCCATTGGATGTAAGCGCTGTTCAGTTCAATGCCGATCGGCTCTCCCTGCTTGTTGAGCACCGGCCTAGTCTCTGGCGTTTCGTCGGCAATGGCTTGTATCTCATCGGCTAGCGTGTCAGCTTGATCTTCCCGTGCGCGGGTGTACATCTCTTGGAAAGTCGGGTGCTTCGCCAACCACACATACACAGTCGCCTGCGATGGCATCTTCTCATCCATGCAAATTCTTCTTAGTGGCTCTCCATTACTTAGTCTTACGCAGATCTCTGCTGCTAAGTCATCGTCGTACCCTGATGGCCTGCCTAAAGGTTTTTGTGCGGCCTGGGCCTTTGGTTTCGAGGTCTTGCTCATCACATCTTCCAGTGACATTGATGCGCGGATTATGAGGCTAATCCGAAATTAATTCACTAAGGGTTTTTTTGATGATGGGGTCAAGCAGTAAATAGGTGCTGGCTCTTACGCTGCCCGGCGATTCTTCGAGCCTTGCTATCGTGGGGCGCGAGAGGCCTACCATCTTTGCGAACTCGTCCTGGCTCATGTTAAGCGCGGCGCGAGTGGCTCGTAACATTGCTGGGATTTTGTCAAGCGTAATCATAAGTGATTCATTTTACTACGCTTTGTACAAAAAAAGAACCCCCAATTGCTGGGGGTCAACATCTGCGGGGAAGTGCAGAGGATTTCAGGAGAACACATCAACATGGACTGCAATCATCAGTCTAAGCTCTCTTCCTCCTCTTGGCAATCTTCTTCGCGCTCTTCACGCTCCATGTCGTATTCGTAAAGCTGCCGGTCAAGCCATGCGTCGTAATCCATTTGTTTACTCCCCGAGGAATTTGTTGAGGGCATCACGCAACTCAATGACTTTGTCGCGGCTCATGGGTGCTGATACATACGCACCGATCTTCCATACTGACAGCCACAGGCCATCTTCATGCTCGCTCAACGAAAGACGGTCATAGTTCTCAAGTTCGATGCGGGTTTCAAATTCTTGTTTGCTCATGGTGTTTGCTCCAGGTGGTGGGGCCGTAGCCCCGGTTTGATTAGATTGCTGCGAACTTTGATGCGGGGGTGAACTTGCCATCGACATAAATGCGGCTTGGGTACTGGTTGAACAGCGTGCCCTTCGATGAGCAGTTGATGATTTGCTGTTGGTCGATACGGACACCGCGGCCATTCTTGGTGCCGGTAATCACGAAGTTGGCTGAGCCTGCGTACACAACATTGGGATCGGTCAACTCGCCAACCTTTGCATCAACTTTGTTAAGAACCTCGGTGGCCCACTGGTCTGCCAATGCTGCTGCAAACTTTGCAAGACGCTGCTCGCAAAGCATGAAAGGCTCGTCCCTACGAGTGCCTGTCCCTGTTCTTACAACGCAAAATTGCACGGTATTGCGCCACACGCTAGCGCTGCGAGAGTTGTACACACCGCTGACTGTGGGACCGAATCTTTCAACGAGGTTGTTGAAGGTGCTGGTGACGCTACGGGTGATTTGTGCGGTGAACTCTTTGACCAATTCAGCTTTGAGGTTTGCGTTCATGTTGTTTGCTCCTGGTGTTTGCTATAAAAGTTAAATGTTGTTTGCTACTGAGACTCCATCGTACATACTTTTAATCCACTTGTGTAGACACTTTCCATCCATCCGACAAGTGGTCGTGATACGCAACTAAACGGCGTGTCACATGAAGCAGTTCAGCCTCATCCACTTGGTAGTGGCTTGTAAAAGCTTTGATGCCCATGCCGTGAATGCCCGTCTTGCCGCGGTGGTGCTCAGGGCACAGGGGTATCGCATCCCAGTGACTGGCACGTTGAGCCATGCCGGTGCCTTTGCGCGGGTGATGGATCTCTGCTGGCGTACCAGGTGTGCCTTGAAGATGGCACAACACGCAGCCAATGGCAGCCACCTTACTCAGGTGCTTTTTCTCTTCCTGGTTCATCGATTGTCTCCACGCCAACTAAGCAATTAAGCACCTTGGTATCACCCGTGACAGCCCGGCAACTGATGAAACGGTAGTCGTCCTTCATAGGGCCAAGCTTTTGCAGCACTTCGCCCGATCGGATCAAGATGAACCAGGTACCCTGCTTGAGATTACAAAGCTTTTCGTATCTGCTCGGCATGTTCTATCCCCCAACCCCTGCCTTGTGATTGTGCGATCTTGGCGGCATAACCCAGGCCTGCTCGAAAGCCAGCAGCCCAGCCCTCGGCATATACCTCCTCAGTCCAGCCCTTGTCATCTTCAAATGCCACAGCGCCCAGGAAGTCAGCCAGGTCTGCAAGCATTTGTTTGTGGCGGCCATCGTTGCTCATCAGATCGTGGCCTTGCCTTCCAGTCTGAGGTTGGCTTGTTCCGTTCTCCAGATGTCCACTCTTGCTTGTGCTGCGATCAGATCCCATCTCAATTTCTCCTCGATTTCGATGGCCCGCCTGAGGCCTTTGAGCAGTTCAACGTATTCATGGTGAGCATAAGCGTCGCGCTCTTGTGCGCCAAGGGCGCCTTCAATGGATTGCTTCATCAGCAACGCCTTCTTGCTCTTCCTGAACTCTTCAAGAAAGACACGCTTCGCTTTGGCATTGGCAAATTCCTGAGCATGCGTGATGATGTGGTCAACTGCTTTGTGCGGATCACGATTCATGGTTTTTCTCATTCAAGATGCGTGAAATTTCCCGGTCGATGTACCACCGGGCCTTGCGTAAGTCTTCAACTTGCTCGCCCTTCAATCCAGCGCGCCAACAATATTTAACAGCGTTGCCGATGTTGAAATTGAAGTGCTCAGTAATCTCGATGCACTCCACACCTGATGGATGTGAGTTGTAATGTTTTGGGTGATTGACATTGTCATTCATGGATGCCCTTTCTAGCCTTGCTATGCCGCCTCAGAGGCAAAAATAATGGTTGGTTGATGTCCACCTACATGCTTTTGGAAAAATCGCTTGTAGGCGTTTCTAGCTCATACACTCGGACCTTCACTATCCCGGCAATTTGTTTGTTGCGATAGATTCTCAGGTCCGAGATTTGGTTGTCGTCCTTCCACACTTGCGCGTGAGTCAGACTGTCCAGCAGGGATTTCAACAAGTTGTCGATGTCTCGTTTCCTGCGGTCCGGTGGGAACACTTCGATCTCGACCCGTAGGTCCCCCTCGAGTGCGTAAGTCTTCACCCCATGTTCCATAAGACATAAGTTCACTGCCTTCCGATACGCCTGGCCATCTGCTGAAACGTAAACGGTGGCGAGCTTGCCAATGACTTTGTGCCGCCAATAAGAATTTACGGTGGGTGGCCATGGCAGCGTGGCCTCAAAAACTAATGGGGTTTCCATAGGACTGATCCGTAAATTGTTGTGAGTTTTTGTCAAACCAAAGTCTTATGACGCCCTCGTACTCACCATTTCGTTGCTTCTCAATGGCTAAGTAAGCATCAGGGATTGACTGGTCCACAACATGGCCAGCCTCAATTTCACGCTCCTTCTTTTTGTTGCGGTGCATCAGGATCACGTTATCAACTTGGTCGGCCACTGAGCCTGAGCCTTTAAGGTCCATCTTGGTGGGTGCGTTCTCATCGTTTTGCTGCTTGCGGATGTGATGCACCAGGTGGATGTGCGTGTCGTAATCTCGAGCCAGGGTGCAGAGTTGATCCACAAAGTTTTTCTGGCCGTTGTAGTCGTCCTCGTCTCTTAAGCATTTCATCAGCGAGTCGATCAAGTAATGCTTGCAATCAAGCTTGGCTGCAGCGTAGCTCCCAACGCCTAGAACCTGCGCAGTGCTCACCGTGCCTTGCTGGTCATAAAACCACATCCGGTCGCCAACCCAGTCCTTGAAGGCCTCGTAATCGGCTACAGCAGGGTCTCTGCGACGAGACCATTGCCTGACCATCCTTTGAAGGGTTCGCAAGGGCTTCATCTCGAAGCTTGCAATCACAACGCGCTGGCCTTGTGCGATCAGGCTCAGGGCAATCATGCCGGTCAGCATGGACTTGCCAGACCCGTTGGTGCCAGCAAAGACCGTGACTTCAGCAGGCCGAAACTCGAAGAGGCCCAGCGTCTTGGACCAGGGCATGGTGATGGGCTTAGTTGTAACCGGGTTCTTGACCTGATCGATGAGTTGGTCCATGCAGTCAGCCGCGGACCTAACCCGCACTTGAGCTTCCATGGAGTCATACCAAGCTTGAAAATCAATATCGTCAGGGATCTTGTTCATGCGTCCACCTTGGAGTCCCAAAGAATGGGATAGCGTGATTCAGTGTAATGAGCAAAGACTCGTGCAGCACCGCAACGCAAAAGTTCTTTGGCGGCACGGGCAACTGCATCAGAGTCTTGGCCTGTAACGTGAGCCACCAGGCCTTTGATCCACCGATAATCAAAATCCCACTTGGTGACTACCACCACCGGGGCTTCAGGATAAGCATCAGGCTTGCCATCAAACTCGATGAAAACGGCGCGGGGCGGCTGTTTTTTGGCCAACAGGTCCAAGACATACTCGTGCCCTTTCATACGCCACCCCGACCTGCGAAGGGATCTAGGCCTGCAGAAGATGGTTTGGCTTTACCCTCTTTTTCTTGCAGCACCCAGTTTTTGAAGGTCTTATCCCAATCAAGCTTGGTCGCGTCCTTGCCTGACTTGGCTTGCCAGTAATTGCAAAACTTCATGATGGTATGGCTTGGATTTAGATCTGGCCGTTCCTTGCGCATGAAGGCAATCAACTCATCCGATGGCTCCCAATCATCTGGTAACCGCGAAGCTTTTTTTGGAGTGGAGGCATCCTCTCCCTCTCCCTCTGTCTCTGTCTCTAGAGGATCATCTTGATATCCACCTGATATCACGTTGATATCGCTTTGCTCCAGCCACTGAGATAGCTTTGAAATGTCATGTTTCACCTGCTGAACTGACAATCTCAGCCTAAAAGCTATGGTTTCATGGTCTGGAAGCTCGCCATCATTCTCGCTGGCTAAAAGCCAAAGCATGACGAGCATTTTGGATGCCTTGGGTTCAAGGTTATGCCACTCGCGGTCATCAAGCAGGTCACGATAAAGCTTGATCCACGGTGGCTTACGATCGCGGAAGTGCTGAAACTTTTTCCAGTTTTTGATACGCATATACAACCCTCGTCAAAGGTTTGTCGTCACTGAAGTTGGGCGTTGGCAGGCGAGTGACGAAGTCGCTTTTCGGGAGCTACCCTAGCCATGCCCGTTGGACTTTACTTAATGTTTTGTTGGTTCGCAAGCAAAAGTTTGGATCATCTCGCGCAACTTGCTATCAACGTCTGACCAATAACTTTCAAAAGCTGCGGTACCGTTATTCTCAGCAATGCCCAGGCAGATCTTGGTTAGCATCGTGAGTGCTACCGAATTGTAAACCTGCTCGGCAAAATCGCTGTCATATTGCTCGCCAATTAGGTCTACATGATGGCTAATGCTTTTGACCATCGCATAAGCAGTCTTGGCTATCTCAATCTCGGTCTTAGTCATGGCTGCCCCCTTGCTCGTATGGCGGCAGATAAATCGTCACGCCAAGGTCTTTCAAACTGGCGCACATAGTCATGCTCAATAAACTTCGCACACGCCTCACGTTCATGCTTGGCGACAAGGGTAGCAAAGCGTTCAAGCTCATGCACCATCAGTAAATGGGGTGTTTCAATGGCTTGCTTAATGTTGGCCTCCCTAGCCATGCGGATGATGTCTTCCTTAGTCATTTGTCTGTTTTCTTACTAAAAATCTCTGGCCTATAAACCCGCACGCTTGCATCATGCAAGTAAACAACTCGGATCATGTCGTCAACTACGGTCCAACAAAATTCCACCATCTTCCCACTTGATCCGTAGCTGTAACCATCAACCAGGCTTTTGCCAAATTCCTTGCATTTGATTTGCCGCAAGGTCAGCACAATTTCTCCACCGCCCTCATTGCTGGCAGACCAAGTCTGTGCTGAGACTGCAACTGGCAATGCCAGCAAGAGCGCGGCAATCTTCATGACTTCACAAAAAGGCGCTCAATGCCCTTCTCTTTTACAAATGCTGTGAAGTCCAATGGCGTCTTGGCAAGCACAGCAAAAGTCATCATGTGGCACAACTGAGCAGCTTCATAGCCCGTGCAGTTCTCAGGAATTGTGATGCGGTGCATAGCACCATCAATCTCAACTTCGATGGGGCCGATGGGCTGCAGTTCATTTACGTTCAATTTCATGCTCCTTGATTGGTGTGTGGATGAGCTTGCCCTTTGTCAGCACAAGCAGTCTAAAAAGAGGCATACGGTCATGCTTGCAGTAGTAATGGACCGTGGAAGGCGCAACGCCTAAGAGCCTGGCTGCAGCCCGTATGCCGCCAACAGATTCAATAAGTTCTCGGATGTTCATGGAGTTAGATTACTCGAACGGGCAAATTCATGCAAGCTATAGACAAATATGTTGACAAGGTGTTCGATACATGAAACACTTTAGACTCAGCAAACTTTAGAGCAAACCCATGGAAAGAAATGATGAATGGCAGCAAATGTGTGAAGAGCGCGAGCAAATGACCGAGGAAGCTTTTATCCGTGCCAGGTCTGGTGCGGCAAGTGAAAACGATTGGAAATGGCTTGCAAACGAACTTGGATTAACGCTTTACAAAAAGGAACGTAAATATGCTGATCTCTGAAACCACGCAAACCCGAGAATACAAACTTGTGCCTGAAGGCTCGCACTTGGCCATCTGCTATGGCATCGTTGATTTGGGCACGCAAAAGTCGAATTGGCAGGGTGAAATCAAGCACCAGCGCCAGTGCAGGATCTTGTGGGAGTTACATGGTGAGGACCACGATGGCAATGCCCTCACACTCGAAGATGGCAGGCCACTGTCTTTAAGCCAGCGCTACACGCTATCACTCAATGAAAAGGCCAAGCTTCGTAAAATGCTTGTGTCCTGGCGCGGCTCAGAGTTCACTGACAAAGAGCTTCGAGGTTTTGATATGCGCACCATCATCGGCAAGGCTTGTATGCTGACCGTGACGCATTCACATAAAGATGGCCGCACTTATGCCAATGTCGAGTCAGTGACTGCAGTGCCAGCAGCCCTGCGCAAGCTTGGCATCCCTGAAATGATCAACAAGCGCACTTACTTTAGCTTTGCTTACTTCGAGCAGCACGAATTTGACGGGTTAAGTGATGGCTTTAAGCGCGTCATCATGCAAGCGCCAGAGTGGCAGGGTATTGCTGGAAGCATAAGCAAACCCACATCACTGGCTGATGTCGATGACGACATTCCGTTTTAGTTATGGCAACGAAACAACTCACACAAAAAGCAGCAACTCAGTCGCTGATGGCAGAACGTGACTGGGTTACTGTGTACCTCGTTGATGACGTCACGCTAGTACCTCATTACACCAAAGAAGGCTTTTGGGTGCATCCAAGTGGAGAGTCCTACGAACCACAGGCTTTGCAACATGTTGGAGCAAGACGTAGCACAACGCTTTTATGGCCTCGATATTGGTTACAGGAGCAAGCCAATGGCACAAACCCTTGAGTCCGTTAATGCCTTCTCCAGCGCTCAAGCTGAGATTAACTTTCAGCCCGTAAAGAGAAAGCGCAGATCACAGAAGTTTTTGAAAAACGCCGAGTGGAACATCTTGATGCGCAGGGTCTTCCGCGGCGAGAGTCCAGTTGCGTTGGAGTTGGAGTTTGGTGTGTCAAGCAAGACCATCTATCACTGGCGCCGTCTGATTGTGACTAACCAGCCAATACCACGATTTTCGCTGGAAGATGCAACCAAAGAAGTTATTAGCAAAAGTCGCATGAAGTATCGAGATGAAGGAACGATTAAAGATTGGAAACCAACTGTAAAGGAAACTACGATGGAAGAAATTAGACCCCAGGCCGCCTATGTTGCACTCAACAACATGATCCGTAACGGCACATCGCACTTGCAAGAAGCAGTTAATCAGCTACCCGCGAAGATGCCAGAGCATGAGACTTTACTGATTGCTCCCAGTGGCAATCGATTGCTGACGCCAGCCAATGACGCTCAGTTAATGCTTTTCCTGAAAGCTGAGGGTTTTGAGCTTTACCAAGTCAGCCTGAGCAAGATCTGATGGAAGTCAAGGCACAGCCAAGCGAAGCAGGCCACTGGTACACCCGTACCGGCGAGCCGATGTACCAGGTCAAATCCAATGCTGGCCACCTGCGCAATACAACGCTCAGAGACGCTCGCAAGTATGACCTGGTACCTTCCGTCACAACCATCCTCAACGTCGCAGCCAAGCCCGGTTTAGAGGCCTGGAAACAGCAACAGATCTTGTTGGCTGCGATGACGCTACCCAAGCGTGATGATGAGAGTCTTGATGCTTACGCTGACCGAGTCTTAAAGGACAGCAAAGAGCAGGCTTCAGAAGCCAGGGATCTGGGTACTGCCATCCATGCCAAGGTCCAAAGCGCTTTCGAGGGTGGGCCACCAAACGAGAGCTACTTAGCCGTCAAGCAGATCCTCGACAAAGCGTATGGCAAGCAGGAATGGATCAGCGAAAAAAGCTTCAGTCACCCGCAAGGCTTTGGTGGTAAGTGCGATCTGCACTGCAAGGTGGCGGTCATTGACATCAAGACCAAGGCCTTTGGTCCTAACGATGATCCGCAAGGGTTTGATGAGCACTTGATGCAGTTAGCAGCCTACCGATCAGGATTGATCCTGCCCGAGGCGGCTTGTGCCAACGTGTTTGTCTCCACTACTCATGCTGGCCTGGTATCACTCTTCGAGTGGACAAAGGCTGATGTGGAGCGTGGCTGGAAGATGTTTGAGGCCTTACTGACATTCTGGCAGGCCAAAAATAATTATCAGTAGGATGAGTGGTAGCTCCTGGGTGGATGAATGGTTGTATAGGTGTTGACAAGTGGATTAAACAAGCCTAAGATTCATTCCATAGCAAGTCGCTATGTAAGCAAACCCAGGAGCAAACCAAATGCAAAACGACATCGCAAACATCACCGCAGCATCAGTTGACCAACTCGGCGCATTGCTCGCCCAAATCGCAGACCTGACCAAGCAGGCCGATGCCATCAAAGACGCCATCAAAGACAGTGCCAGCAACGGTGGTGCCAAGTCTGTTGAAGGCTCACTCTTCAAAGCTACGTACACCGAGACCAATCGTTGCGTCTTCGACAAAGATGCCTTCATCAAGGCTCATGGTGCCGAGGCTTATGCCAAGTTCACTAAGACCACTGCAGTCTTCTCAGTCAAAGTTACTTCACGCTAATCAGGAGGCCAGCATGAGCAAGACACTCAACAACCTGCTGGCCACCCGTCCTTGGGTGGCACACATCGATGATGAGCGCAATGAGGGCAACAGCATCATCGTAACGCTGGCCAAGGGCTGGTACTTCGCAGACGAGACTGACTGTGGCGTACGCGGGTTTGACACCGTCAATGAGGTCAAGCGCGATACATCACGCAACGCTGTAATCCAACGATAAACAACTGGGGCCTAGCCCCCTTGGAGGACACCATGCACTACAAGCTAATTGAATCTGACAAATATGACCTGCGCTTGCAGGTGTGCAATGTAGTCGAGAAGGCCAACAACTTAAATCGCACCTTGGCAAGCGAGTGGCCTGATCTTGATGGCTACCAACTCAATGCCTTCGACAACCTGGTCGGTGAAATGGAAGAGCTTGTATCAATGATCGAGCACATTAAAAGCAGGAGGAAAGCAGCATGATCCCAGGCACACGCGTAAAGACACCACGAGGCTTTGGCATCTTAGAACTTGAGCACCCTGATGGCACTTGTGCAGTTCGACTGATCAATGACCGTGAGTGGCCATTTCCTGAGTGGGTGTTCCTGCCCCGAGACCAGATCAAGTGGGCACCTGTAAAAGATGACTTATCCGATGTTGAGGAGGCACCGTTCTAAATGGAACAAGTTTACTTACAGCACCTGGGCACTTGCCCCATCTCGAAGTTTGAGACAAGCAAGCTTAAACCCGTAACCAAACGGCCCTACAAATTTGGCGTGAGTGCGTGTTATTCACCGGCCCCTAGGAACTACTACAGCCACGATCAGGACTGGGTTTATGACCTGATGGTACTTGACCGCACACCGTACCAAATGATTCGCTACAAGGGCCTGCAGTGGCTTTTGTACGCCCTTTTTGCTGGTGCTGTCATCTACTTCAGCAACGGTGTTGCACAGTGGGCGGTACGGTGATGGCTGACTTCATTGACTGGCTTACAGCGATGTTTGGCGTCGGTTCGATTGGACTGATTGTGTTTTTAATTTACATACTTTGGAGTATGCCTTATGGCGAAGAATGATGATCGATTGACGCTGATTGCTGCAGCGCTTAACGGGATCTTGTCCCGCGGCATTGAGCATTACAAGGATGGACCTTACTCACTAGATACGCCAGAGCGCATTGCGACATTGGCTATCCGTATTGCAGACGCAACCCTGGAGATTAGCAATGAAAGACTATCAAAACCCCGAAGTGCAAATTCAAGTCCTGATCGAGTACATGATGGTGATGATCGCCAGGCGTGACTGGCATGGTGTCAGTGATGCAGCCAACGACATCCGCGAACTCGAGGCCGAGCAGGAAGGGCCAAGCTTCTTACGCAGGGGCCAAGAACATGCTTAGCGATGCTGACATCAGAGCATGTGCTGACAGTGTCCCTGACTCACTGACGGCTGATCATTGGCTTTATGCCTTTGCTCGCGCTGTTGAAGCAAAAGTCTTGAGCAAAACCAATAACGATGAATGGAAACTACACGCAGGGGATGCAGCATGAAAACACAATTACAGATTAAAGCTTATGAGTTGCTTATCAGTGAGCTAGACAAAGAAATCCAAAGTCTTCTCGCAGAGGTTGATAGGGTCATGTACTTGCACCTGCCATCACTCAGAATATTAGAACAATTTATTTATGACCGTCATGGCTACGCTGTTCTGTACGAGGTAGCGAAACAAATGGATGAGGAGTACAAAAAAGAGCACGGTGAAGCCTACGGTTATACCCGATATGTTTCAGAAAACTATGATCAAGATTAATGAATTGTTGTACGCACGAATGATCAAGATGCTGATGGACGGCTGCACTGCGTACAACATCTGCGATGAGACGGGCCTGCATGTCGTAACGGTCCAG